TGATTCAACATATGACCCAAGTAGATTTGCTTCTGATATCACATCAATTTTAAATAAAGCTGAAACTAAACGTAATAGTATTGAACAACAATTTAGAGGTAAACTACCATCATCATTGGCAGGACAAAAACAAGAACAAACACAAAATGTTGATTCAAAATTGGATGGTGACATTATTAAACTTGAACAGTGGGAATTATTCAAAGCTGTAAATGATAAATGGGTTGCGGGTAGAGATACTAAAAACCGACTTTTATTTGATGAGTTTTTATTCTTTGATAAAGCAAATCGTGATATTGGTGATGAGTTAATTATTAATACAGATACAATTAGAAAATATTGTAACTGGGATAATTCATCAAATTCTGTAATGTCACTAATAAGACAAATTGTTGCTGACAACCGAATGAATTTTTTTGTAATGCCAGCGTACATTAATTTCTATGGTAAATCATCATTGAGAACAACTGATAGAAATGTATCAATTCTTAATAATGCTAATGATGTCTTTAGTACCTTTACTTATGTTGATTACATTGACTCGGCACCAAAATTCTTATGTCAATATGTTGATAGACCTTCACAAACACTATCATTAGATAATGACCCTAATTATCCATTTAAGAGTGATTCGTTTGATTTAGGTAACCCAACAAATAATCCTATTATTGAGAAAGGACCTATTAACCAACACAATAGTAATAAAGCGGTAGGTTTTGTTGTTGACTTTGGAACAATGAATCAAAGTATATTTAAATCTGTTGATATTAATCAAGAACAAGGTGTAACATCTTCCGAACAAATACAAACTACTATTGATATGGGTAACCAAGGCTCGGGAAAGAAAACAATGCAACAAACAACATCGTTGTATGATTTTTATAAAAACCGTTCCTATAGTAGTACTGTTAAAACATTGGGTAACGTAATGATTCAACCAACAATGTATTTTGTATTAAGACACATGCCAATGTTCAACGGAACTTATATTATTAGAAATGTTAAACACACAATAAGTCCTGGCAGTTTTAACACTGAATTCAACGGACAAAGAGTTTCGGCAAATATTAATACAAAAGTTTCCGAAGACCTTGCAAGTGTTAATGAAGATTTTTCTAAAAAATTATCAGACAAAGTAAAACAATTTGTTTCTAATAATACACTAGTAACATACGACAGTAATTCAAAACAATATTTAACAGGTGACCAATCTAAAAATTATGTTTTATCCGCAAAAACACCATATCAAGGATTTATTGTTCAAACAACCGATTTACAAACTCAAGACTGTGGTGAGAATGTTAACGCAATTTATGGAGCAATTGAAAATAGTAATTTAATCACAAGCTCAATTACGGTTAACAACCTTGTAACATTAATTAGTAACTCAACAACAGATACTAATCTAAGAACATATTTGTTTAGTATGTTATATATGATGGGTAATAAAACAGATATAACTAGTAGGTTACAGTATAAGCAAAATAATTTATATGGAGTGATAGTTGATGTTGCGTTTCCTGGTGGTTTGAAATCAAAAATAACAAAATACAGATGTTTAAAAACGGGTGAGAATTTTACAAGACCATTTGCAACATTTGACAACTTACAAGAAAACATTAATTTTGTTAGAGATTTTTATTCTCAAAAGATGAGTACTTATTTTACTGATGGATTATCTAAAGAAGAAACAATAAATAAAATTATTGAATTGTTTTATGTAACTTGGTATAGTTCAGGTACTTTAACACAAACATACACTCAAAACTCTAATTATAATACTTGGTTGGGTAATGTTAGGTGGGCATATCAACAAGCAAAAACATTAGGTTTGTACTAAATTAAATAATCGTTATATTTATTAAGAAAAACAATATGAGTAATTTAAAAAATTTATTGGATAACTACTTACAGAAAGATACTGTAATCGCCGAAAAAGATTTGGGTAACGGATATAAAGAAGTTTGTGATTTACAAACAGGTGACTGTTACACCGTAAGATTAAAAGACGGTTTAATTGAAAGAGTGGATAACACAATGAAATTAAATAAAACATTAAGAGTTGAAACACCACACGGTGTAAAAACATTATTAAACGGTTAATTATGGAAAACAAAGTTTCAAAAACAATATTAGAGGAATTAAAAAGATATAATCAAATCAACAATTATATTGTTGAACAAGACGCTGCATTACCTCCACCGCCAGCTGATGAAGACCCAACTGCTGTTGAACCTCCACCGCCGGCTGCTGATGATACAACATTAGGAGGTGCAACTCCACCTGAAGGTGATGCGGCTCCTGAAACAGGTGCACCGATTGATATTGCAAATGACCCTGATGTTGAAGAAATTGAAACTGGTGATTCTGAAAGTGGTAAAAATGATGACGGAACTGAAGAATTGGATATTACTGAATTGGTTACATCTCAGAAAGACATGCAATCAAAACAGGAAGAATATATGAATTCAATGATGTCTAAGTTAAATGACTTAGAAAGTAAGTTAGCGCAAATGGATTCAATTTTTGAAAAAATTAATTCAATTGAAGATAAGGTTGAAAAATACAGACCAAAAAGTGCTGAAGAAAAATTGGAATTAAGGTCTTTAGATTCTTACCCTTACAATCAAAAGTTGTCTGATTTCTTTGCTGAAAAAGAACAAGGTAAAGAACAATATATTTTAACACCTGATGACGTAGAAAACTACGACAAGATGAGTGTTAGAAAATCTTTTGACCAAGGTTTACAGAACTAATTTGATTTCTGAAAAAATTGTGTTATACTTATCTTACATTAAAAGATAAATAATACAATTATGATGACTGACAAAACATTTGATGCCGTTCTGGCGCAGTACGAACAAAACACAAAACCATTTGGTGACCAACCAATGATGTCACAAGAGGACAGAATGAAGCGTTATTTCGCTGCTATTCTTCCTAAAGGTGAAAACTCAGGACAAAGAAGAATCCGAATCCTCCCAACTACAGATGGTTCATCTCCTTTTAAGGAAGTATGGTTCCACGAAATTCAAGTAAATGGTACTTACAACAAATTTTATGACCCCGACAAAAACGAAGGCGGACGTTCACCTTTAACAGAGGTTTACGAAGAACTTATGAAAACTGGCAAACAATCTGATAAAGATTTGGCGGCACAGTACAAAGCTCGTAAATTTTATATTGTTAAAGTTATTGACCGTGATAACGAGGCTGATGGTGTTAAATTTTGGAGATTTAAACACAACTACAAACAAGATGGTATCTTGGACAAAATCATCCCAATTTGGAGAGCTAAAGGTAATTTGACTGACCCAAATGAAGGACGTGATTTGATTATCCAATTGGTTAAATCAAAAACACCAAAAGGAAAAGAATACACTTCAATTCAAACAGTTATGTATGATGACCCAAGTAAGTTGTCAGAAGATACTGAACAAATGGAAACTTGGAAAAACGACCCAACAACATGGGCTGACGTTTACTCTAAAAAACCTGTTGAGTACTTAGAAGCAATTGCTCGTGGTGAAGTACCACGTTGGGATTCTGAAGCTAAAAAATATGTTTACGGAGATGACGCTACCGAAGTATTTGGTGGAACACCTGTAGACCCACAAGCAGGTATGTCACCTGACGAGGAATTACCATTCTAATTATATATTGAACATGGACACTTACATAGACATAGTGTCCATGTTCTTATTTTTTTAATAAAAAAACAAACAACGCATAGACAATGGCAATTAAAAAAAATGATTTCAGTTCGGTAAAGAAAAAATTCTCTACCTCTGCAAAATATAAACCGCAAAGATTTTTTGACTTAGGTCCTGATTTCTTGGATGCGGTTGGACTTCCAGGTCCCGCAATTGGACACTTAAATATGTTCTTGGGTCACTCAGATACAGGAAAAACAACAGCTTTGGTTAAAGCCGCAGTTGATGCACAAAAGAAAGGTATTTTACCTGTGTTCATTATTACAGAACAAAAATGGAGTTTTGAACACGCAAAACTTATGGGTTTTGAATGTGAAGAAGTTGTTGACCCTGAAACAGGAGAAGTTGATTGGGACGGATTTTACATCTTCAATAACGACTTTGATTACATTGAACAAATTACTGACTACATCAATAGTTTGTTAGACGCACAAGAAAAAGGTGAATTGGATTATAGTTTATTATTCTTGTGGGATTCAGTTGGTTCAGTTCCATGTAAGATGACTTACGATGGTAAAGGTGGTAAACAACACAATGCATCTGTATTAGCAGATAAGATTGGTATGGGTATTAACCAACGTATTTCAGGTTCACGTAAATCTGATTCAAAATATGAAAACACTTTGGTTATTGTAAATCAGCCTTGGGTTGAATTACCTGACAATCCATTTGGTCAACCAAAAATTAAAGCAAAAGGTGGTGAAGCAATTTGGTTGAACTCGTCTTTGGTGTTTTTATTTGGAAACCAAAAAGGTGCGGGAACAAATAAGATTACCGCAACAAAAGACAAAAGAAGTGTTAAATTCGCAATTAGAACAAAGGTGTCTGTGATGAAAAACCATATTAATGGTTTGGGTTATGA